GCAGATTGGTGAAGATATCCAAAGACAACGCGAAGAGATGGAAGTTCAGTATATTGAGCAAGAAAAGCAATTGTTTGAAGCAGTTGAACTAGGTGAAATGGTTCCTGAGAGAATGGAGCTTATGCTTAACAATCTTCGGGAACAGAATACCGAAATGATTGAAAAAGCCTATGAAGAAGCTATGGAAAATGCTGGATTAGCCTTAGAGATACCTACCGTAGAGAAAATGACCAAGGCTCATTTAGTTGAAAAGGGAATGGTGGAAATTATTCCTGTATCCATAAGTAAGGTTAAGCAATGTATTGTTATTGGGGATAAACACTTATACTCTAGGACTTTACCTACTAGTAAGTACCCAATTGTCCCTATTATGAATCTGCATACGCGTACTCCTTACCCAATGAGTGATGTTAGAATGGTTAAAGGATTACAAGATTTTATCAATAAGACTAGATCTCTTATTATAGCGCATGCTACAACATCTACAAATATGAAGGTTATGATACCTGCAGGATCAGTAGATATGCAAGAATTTGAACAAAAATGGGCTCAACCTGGTGTAGGTATAGAGGTTGATTTTGACATGGGACAACCAGTGGTAGCGCAGCCCACCCCATTGCCTAATGAGCTATATCATAATGAGCAAACAGCTAAAAATGATATTGATCATCAATTGGGATTATATGAAATGATGCAGGGAAATACTGCAGCTGCCCCCCAAACATATAAAGCAACTATCGCTTTAGATGAATTTGGGCAAAGAAAGATTAAATCTAAGCTCGCTGATATAGAAGGCTCTTTAACTAGATTAGGCCAAGTAGCAATACAGTTAATGCAAGAGCTTTATCAGGAGGAAAAGATATTTAGGCTAGTACAACCTAATAATTCAATGACAGAATATGCTGTGAATAAAAGGATGTATGACGATGCTACAAATGAAATTTCTGTTATTAATGATATAACAGTAGGAAAATATGATGTTGTCTATGTTTCAGGCTCGACACTTCCGTCTAATAGATATGCGGAACTCGAGTTTTACATGGATGCATTTTCGAAGGGACTTATCGATCAACAAGAGGTTCTCAAGAAGACCGAAATATTCGATATGGAAGGAGTATTACAAAGAACAGATACAATCGCTCAGTTACAGCAACAAGTAGAGCAAGCACAAGAGCAAATCAAGGACTTGTCTGGAGATATGCAAACGCTTACTCGTGAAAATGTTCACCTGAAACAGAAGATTGAAGTAGAGAAGTTTAAGACTGGCCTAGATAAAGTAGAGACTAAAGCAAAAGCCTCAGCTGATATCTTTGAAGCTAGACTTGATGATAGCTTAGCTACAACTGAGAAAGTAATACGGGATGCAATCAAAGAAAAAACAGACTCACCTTCTCCAGCATCTAAGAAGCAGTCGAAAAAAGGAAAAAAATAAATGGAAGCTAATGAATTTACTAATGAAACCCAGCCGCAACAGGATATTCCAGAGTTTGAAAAAGAAATAACCCAAACTGAACCTATTGCAGACGGCTCATTTGAAGAAGCATTAGGATTGCCCTATGAAAAAGAGGAAGCAGTCGCAGAATCTGTTCGTTCAGAGCAGTTGAAGATTGCAAATGAGGGGCCTACACCAGTAGCACCTCCTCAACCTGGAAATCAAGAGCGTCCTAATAATGAAGAAGTACGTTCATCTTATTGGCAATCTCAAGCAGATCAACTAAAGAATCAACTCAACAATGTACAAGAGTACATGCCTATGGTAGATTACTTACGTAATAACCCAGATGCAGTCCAAAATATTAAAGGACAAGAAACTCAAGATACAGAGGCTCCGAAGCAGGAAGAATCATTTCCTCCTCCACCTACGAAGCCAGAAATGCCACGAGGGTATAGTAGAGAAGAAGCTTATAGTGATCCCGCATCTGAGAGCGCTAAATATCTCGACGAAGTGGAAACATGGCGCGATACTATGACACAATATCAACAATTGTCTAGTCAGTATCAAGTCGCCAAAGTCCAAGAGATGTATGACCAGAAAATAGAGGGTCTAGAAAAAGTCAATTTACAGCGTGAAAATGCTATTAGAGAGCAAAATGCTATGAATGATGCAAGGGAATATGTTTCAGCAAACTATGATTTAGGTGATAAGTTAGATCAGTTTATAACAGAAATGAGTGACGATAATTCTATTAATATGGATGACTTAGTTGGTTATTTTAAATATAAAAATGGTATAATGAATCAACCTCAAGCACAGAATACTGTTGCTCCTCCGCCTCCTTCACGTGCATTTAACCAGACAAGACGAGCACAATCAGTTCCAACACCGATGAATGTTCAGTCTGGGCAAACTAATCAGCCTCAGGATCCTGTAGCGGGTTTTATGGACGAACTAATTTCTGGAGATAGTTCAAAAGACATATTATAAAACTTAAGGAGTAAAAAATGGCAGATTATAGTTCAGGCCAAGGTCTTTCAACCACTCCATCAGGTGCATTTGGCGGCAAGTCCGTTGATAATATTCGAAGAACGTTCGGGATTTCAGATAAAGTAGCTCAATTAGCTCCAGCTGAATCACTGTTTTTCTCTTATTTATCAAGGCTTGGCAAAAAACCAACTGATGAAACGGTTTGGAAACCTTTGGAATATAGAAATCAATGGCAACGACGTAACTTTAATGTTATGGGTGCAGTAATCGCAGGTGGTAATGGAAGCGCTATCTCGGCAAAGGCTGATCCAGCTGATGGCGGTACACTGACACACTTAGTATTTTGGTGCGATTATGATAAATATGGTAAAGTATCAGCAGTAACAGGCGATCCTGTTTCTGCAGCAGATTATGATGGCTTTTCACCTATTTATCTTGTAAAAAACCAAGTAATTAGACTAGATGGTGTAGCCTATAAGATAACAGGTGACCCTGATATTCAAACTTGGACTGCAGATGCAACAGCGACAGCTGATGGAACAAAAGGTGGGGCAGCAACTTTCGCTACTCTTCCAATTGGCAATGTTGTTAAAGTATCAAATCAGACTGCAATAGTAGCAGCTGACGCTAAATGGGATACTGATGGTACTCATTACAAGGGTCAAGTAATTGGCTCTCAATGGGGTGAGGCAACTGGTGCTCCAGATGGTTGGAGAGATGAATTAAGTGCTGTGGAATTTTACACACAGATCTTTAAAACATCTGTCCCTCTAATGTCTGGTTCATCAATGGCAACTCGCTATCGTGGATTCCAAAACGAGTTCAAGCGTATTTATGCTGAGCATATCAAGTCTCATAAAATGGATCTTGAAAATGCCTTCTTATTTGGCTACGGTCAATACGGCGTAACTGCAGGAGCAGTTGATACTCGTACATCATGGGGCATTGTTCCTTTCATCGAAAATAAAGGTGGAAAGAAATATGAAATGGCTTATAGTGGAACTGCTGGTAGTACTGCAGGGTACGATGCTAATGTAGGCTTCGATTATGATGGTGTAGTTGATGTTATGGATGACTTTATGAATTGGGAGGGTGGAAATAGCGGTCAAAAACTATGCCTAACTTCACGTAAAGTTATTAATAAAATGCATAAAATGGGTGCAGGAAACTTCTTAGATAATTCCCTTGAGGGGTCTGATCTTAAGACTGTTTTCTCTGCTAATATAGATGTGAAAACATCTAGTTTTATGCCTATTGATATAACATCAATTAAAACATCATGGGGTTCACTTAATTTTGTGGCCCATCCTTTATTCCGTGGCGATATGGAAGATAAGGCTGTTTGTATTGATTTATCAAATGTGTCAATGCGACCTCTTTCTGGAAACGGAATAAGTCGTGATACGTTTGTTGAAACAAACATTCAGGAAAATGATATTGATGGTCGAAAAGATCAAATCATTACAGAAGCTGGTTTGGAAGTTATGCTTCCAGAAACGCATGCTGTGATCGACTTTGTTTAATCGGTAATCAGTTAAACTAATAACGGGGGTTCTTCGGGGCCCCCATTATTAAGGAGAATAGATGGGTTTTAAGACTAGAATGCAGACAATGACAGGATTAACATTTGGCACTACACCCTGCCCTGATGCCGCTCGTATTATCGATATACTTAACGAAGGGGCTAGAGATGTAGTTAATAAAATTATTAAGCTAGATCCGTCTTCTGCTGTAGAATTTAGTGTTTATTTAGATAGTGCTAATAATGCACTTGACCAAGATATTCCATCTCAAATGGTCCTTGAAGTTTCACGCGAACAAGGGAGTGTAAATGATTGGCGGCCATGCAGGGAAATTCCTATTACCGCTATTGCTTTAGCAAGTGATCCTGCTTCTTTACATGAGGCAACTAAATTTTCACCAGTATATTATTGGGAAGGGCAGCAAATTAAAATTATCCCAGCTATAGTCTCTGGCCAAGCAGACGATGCAAGGGTTACATATGTAGGTTATCCTACTTTAGATGATGAGGATGGGCCTTTTGCATCACCTGCTGTTTCGTCACAAACTGAAGATCTAATTTTAATATATACGAGTTATAAAATACTAGAAGCTGGATTAGGTACTATACGAGAAGCAGGGTTACCTGCGGATCTTAATTTAGATACTGCACCAGCAAGTCCTGTAATGGCACTTGCAACAGCAGTATTCCCCACATATACTGCACCAGCTAATATTGTAATGCCTACTCCCCCAGTGGATGCGGATCTTGATTTTAGCAGTTTATCTGCTCCTAGCTTTACTGCTCCTGCAGATCCTGTAGTGAGTGAGGTCACTATATCTTTTAATGAAGCAGCTCCAGTCTTTACACCTCCTGTGATGGGGAGTTTAGATTTTGCAAGTACAGAGGATTTAATTACTAATGAAGAAGACCCTGAACTTTTAGGAGCTAGAATCCAAGAAATTAATGCAAAAATGGCTGAGTATTCAGCACTTGTGCAAACTGCTAACGCTGAATTTAATGAAGAGAATATAGCCTATCAAGCGTCATTACAAACAACATTGGAGCAATCTCGATTAGATGCTCAAAATGAAACGACTAAATTACAAGCATTTTCTCATGAATTTCAAAATGATAATGTTAAGTTTCAAACAGATCTAAGCGTTTGGCAGCAAGACATTAATATTATTTTACAGACATATCAAGCAGAGACAGGATATGATTTAAGTAGATATACAGCACAAGTTAATTCTACGGTATCAGAATTTACCAATGATTTACAATTAGCAAATACTGCTTTTCAAAATGATATAGCTATTTATAATGCGGATATTCAAGATACGACCAGAGTAAATCAAGAAAGTTTATCTGCTTATGGTAGCGAGCTTCAAGAACACGCTAGTAATATACAATCAGCTACGCAAGAGTTTAATTTAAAATTGCAGAAAGATATTACTCAGTATGGATGGATGCAAGGTCAATATGTTCAATTAAAACAACAATACGCCGAGGCTTTTGCTATGAAAGCCCCACAAGCAGGAGGATAAAATGGCAGCAAGGATTGATTATAAAATAAGTGTAACTCCTATTCAGGATACTTCTTTCGAAGGTAAAACTATTGAGGCTATAGATGCAGAAGTAGGGAAAACAGTTGGTGGTGGTAATGCATCTTTAGTTTGGAATGGGGCTGCTATAGATAATTGGGCTCATGGTAAAATAATGGCTCATAAAGAAGCTAGTACTACACCAGTTGCATTAACCGCAGATGCGGATAACGGAGTATTTATTCGGCATACTGGTAAATTATATGATTCTACTAAAACGCAGAGTATAGATCGCGAGACTGACAATGCGGTACAAGTTCAAGTCTTACTTGCAGCTGTTGAGCTTTGCAAGTTAGAAAAGAATGAATGTATTTTCATTCCTTCTGTTAGCGGAGTTATAAATATTGAAAGTGCTGTAACTTCAGGTGGGGTATGTCCCGCAGTAGAAGCATTAGTATTAACATAAGGGGTATAGATGACGCAACGAGATATGATAGAATTAGTACAGCAGCATCATCCTCATATGGGGGAAAAAGAAATACGTAAGCTATTAAATCGTGCTTCTGATGTGTTTTGCTCTGAAACTGAAATAATTAAAAAGACTTGGACTCAACCTACAGTTAAGGATACTCGATATTATCCTTTAGACGCCGATATAATTCGAATTATCGATGTTAGGCTAGCTGGGGAATTTATTCCGCGATTAATAAATCCGCCAAAACTAGAAGATAAGGATTATACATAATGGCTACTCAAAGATATTGGTATTTATATAATAACAACATAGCTATTGTTGAGGGCGATCAAAATAGAACCGTTGGAACGACAACAACAACCGTTGATACTATCTCTGAAGCACTAGAGATGCGAATCAATACAGTAGCTTTAGCTGAAGCTTTTGGCGAGACATTAAGTATGTCATCTGAATTGCCACTTCAATTTCATGAAGCTATTTTATTTAAGGCTATATCTATGGGATATCAAGACCCAAGGAATTTTCTTCCTGAACAGGCACAATATTTTAAGGTAGAATATGAAAATTCAAAGAGAGAGGCTAAAAAATACGCTAAACGACATCGTCAAAGTGGTGGATTTATTACTCCACAGGAGTATTAATGGTTTGGATTAAAGATATAAGCTATATATCCCCTGATTGGGATGCAGATAGTACAGCACCTGCCTTGTGGGACGGTGAACATATCCAGCAGATTGTTGGAGGCTATTTTCCAACATATGTAGATCATCGGGTTCCTGCTAATGACTATTTTCACACGAATACTTTTGTATTTGATGCTAATATAAAATGGGATAAAGATTAATGGCTGGCTTAACTTCTGATACAATTAAAAATGTTTTCCGTAAATTATTATATACCGATGAGACGAGTTCTCCTGCAATTCCAAAAATTACCGATGAAAATAATGAAGCGGTTGTCGTCACATCCTTGACAACAGATATTACAGGGAATGCTGCTGCTTCTGATGTTGATATAGCGACTAATACTACTGCTATTGCGCTTAATACCGCTAAAGACACAAATGTATCTACTGATTTAAGCGTTAGTCGTGACGGGACTAAACTTGATATTGTTTCTAGTGATGGAAATAATGCTGTATTGCCTTTAGCAGATACAGACAACTGGGGAGTAATGTCTGATGAGATGTTTGATAAGTTAGACGGTATCGAGGCATCAGCAACTGCAGACCAGACTAATGCTGAGATTAAGACAGCCGTTGAAGCTGGCGCGGATATTGCGCTTGGAGGCAGCCCAACAACTACTACCCAATCACCATCTGATAATTCTACTAAAATAGCGACCACTGCTTATACAGACGCGCAAGTAGCAACAATAGTAGATTCAGCTCCAGGAACGCTTAATACTCTTAACGAACTAGCCGCAGCACTAAATGATGATGCTTCTTTTTCTACTACTGTAACAGATTCAATAGCTTTAAAAGCTCCAATAGCTAGTCCTACCTTTACAGGTACAGCCACTATTAATGGGGATTTAACTTTTGAAACTTCTGCAGGTCGAGATATACTCTTTGGAGATAATCTTGGGGCAGCATTAGAATTTAAAGAAGGTTCAAACCTTTATATGAGATTTGTTACCACTAATGGTGCTGAGGCTATAAGTCTTAATCAAGATTTAGCTGGAACAGATGCTACTTTTAGTGGCGATGTAAATGGTGCCTCTGCTGCTGAAATGGGTTATTTGGGTGGAGTTACTTCAGCTATTCAAACCCAACTTGACGCTAAGCAAGCTACCTTAACTTTTGGTATAGCAAATACTAATGCGATAAAAGTACATGAAGAAACTGCAGCTACAAGTGGAGAAATTGCAGTATTTACAGCTACAGGGCTTTCAAGCTCAACTAATAGCAGTATAAAAACACAATTAACTTTAGATAATGTAACTAATGAATCTAAAGCCACAATGTTTACAAGTCCCACTTTTACAGGAACCATTGCTATCCCAAGTTATGCAGACGTAGAAACTACGTTGGACGGTATAGCCACTAATGCAACTGCTATAGCACTGAATACGGCCAAAGTTACAAATGCAACCCATACAGGTGACGTTACAGGGGATACCGTATTAACTATCGCAGCGGATGCGGTTACTGGTGATATGATTGAAGATGATGCTATAACAACAGGTAAAATTTTATCGGAGTCAGTTACTAATGATAAACTTGCAGATGATTCAGTCCACTCGGCACACATTGCAACTGATCAAGTCATTACTAGAACGATTGATGATGGCGCAGTAACATATGCTAAGATGCAAAATGTTGCAGCTGATGAGAGAATACTTGGCAGGATATCAGGAGCAGATGGAGTCATTGAAGAATTAACTGCAGCAAACGTAGTGACAATGTGCGATATATTAACGGCTACTTCTGCTTCGAGTATATATCAGACTGCAATCGGTGCCTCGGCAACTTATTTGTCAAAAGCAGGTGGTGCAATGACAGGGGCTATTACAACTAATAGTACATTTGATGGTGTAGATGTAGCTGCATGTAATACTCTTGCTGTTGCAGCATTGCCGAAAACAGGCGGCACTATGACTGGTGATTTAATAATAGATGGAGCTGCAGCAATTTTCGATCAAGTATTAGACGCTGCTGGCACTGGGGCCGAATCTTTCTTTTTTTATGATGGTAATAAGCATAGAGTAGCAACATCTGCTAATATTACTTCTCAAGCAATACATTTCCCTACTACTGGTTCTGGAAATTTTGTACTATTGATACACTATGGAGGAACTCATACTCTTGGTACCTGGAATGCTTATGCAGGCTCAGGGACGGGTACGGCTGCAACTTTAAAGTGGGCTGGTGGAACAGAGCCAACTTGGACATCATCTGCTACTAAAGCAGATATTGTTTCATTTTATTGGGATGCAGATAATAATGTAGTCTACGCTACAGCAAGTTTGGACTTCTAGTGGCATTTAAGGATACTATATTAACCTTTAGTGACAATAAAATCGTAAGCGAGTCATCAACCGAAGTTATGATGTCATGGGAAGCTCCTATAATGGAGAAAAGTGCTGAATATATTTGTGATACCAAAGGTGATATTTTAGAGATAGGTTTTGGCATGGGAATATGCGCTGATTATATACAAGCCGAGGGAGTTAATTCTCATACTATTATAGAGATCCACCCTCAGGTTATTGAGAAATTAAAGGCATGGGCTGCAGATAAATCTAATGTTACTATTATAGAGGGTCATTGGAATACTGTCAACGAGCTAAGTACATATGATGGCATCTTTATCGATACTTATGGTGATGATGACTATTTTAAATTTAAAGCATTTGCTTTAGAAAAGGCTAAGGCAGGCGCAAAGATAACTTATTGGAATAATTTTACAGATAAAAGAAACGAGCATAGTTTTGATACTGTTGTATTTGAGGATATTGCAGTGACTCCTAACCTTAATAACTATTTTAATCATTCTACTTATCATATGCCAAAGGTTACAGTGTGAAGATATCTCCTACAATGGACGGATATATTGCAATTGATGATCCTTCATGGGCAACTGCAAGAAATTCAACTGTAGGAGCTAGTGCTGTTGATAGTACTCAGGGTAATGCTTATGCTATACGCTCTAATAGAGAAGCTGCAAGAGGAGGTGGCTATTCATATAAATTGACTAGATCATTCTTTCATTTTGATACCTCAAGCATTAACACTCCAGTGGAAACCGCTGCTTTATCTTTGCGGGGATTTACTCAGGATGATGCAGATATTATTGTAGTAAAGGCAACTAGTGATATATCAAGTTTAGGAACCCCTGATTATGATGCTATAGACGGGTGGAGTACAGGAGATAATTCAGGCAATGTAACAATATATTCAGTAAAGGACCACCCTGCTGTCGATGATGGTGTAATATCTTATTGGAATACTTCTAGCCATAATCGTATTAACCTGACTCATGAAGCTAAGGTTGATATGTTTGTAAATGATGACCTGTATCTTTGTGTGATGGATTATCCACATGATATAAAGGACGTAGCTCCTTCAGGGTCATATTTGACAGGATTTTATTTTGAAGAGTCTACGACATCTGATTATAGGCCTTATTTAGATATTAATATGGGAAACGCAATAAATTTTGGAGCAAACTTTTAATGGAAGATACTTTAAAGACAGCAACTATTGGAACGACAGGCGCTATTATAGGATGGCTTGAAATAGCAGGCCCAATCATCAGTATACTCGGTGCGCTTGCAACATTAATTTACATGGGAATTAAAATATACAAGGAGTTAAAATGAGTCTATTTGACGGTCTTAAAAAAGATCTAGTGAATGAAGTATTTGGAGACGAGCTACAAAAAGAAGTTGTAGAGGCTTTAAATAAGAATATTGATATCCCTTTCATATCTGAAGCTACTGAAGAGAAGATGATGAATGCTTTGTATGATACTGTTGAAGGGGTAATTAAAAAGGCGATACTTAACAAGGTTTAATTGCCTAAGTCAAGAACCAATCAAAATACTGAATTGACATTCTACGACGATTTAATCGAATATCCTGAAGAGCGAGGGATTTTAAAGAAGTTTGGGGTAGACGGCTCTAAAAGTTATAGGACTAAAATTGAGAAATGTACCCAATGCAATAGCAGGGAGATTTCAAAATTAGAAGTGCTAGGAGCATATAACGGGACTTTGTTTTGGAATTGCGATGATTGCTTGACGCTACATTTACGTTTTAGCTCATCATATACTGAGCAATTACTTCGACGGGCTAAAAACTTTTGGACTAATCCAAATGATTGGACTGAAGAAGGTAGGATGAATAATGAAGCCTAGGAGGTTTTTTGGACGATAAAGGTGTAATAAAAAGATATATAGTAACACCAGATAAGCATTTTCCATATGCAGATCGCAAAGCAATTAAAACACTATGCAAAGCTATCGAGATATTAAAACCAGACGGCTATATTGACTTAGGCGATACAGGAGAATGGGAGGGCTGCAGCCATTGGAGATGGAAGAATAAGGCTAAGCCTTCACTTGAATGGTATTTACCAGAGATTATAACTGATATCGATGATGTTAATAAAGGAATGGATATTATAGATGAATCTCTTGATAAGGCAAATGTCAAGGAAAGACATTTTTGTGAAGGGAATCACGAATTATGGATGACACAATTTACAGAGGCTTATCCGTACTTAGCTCACGAATATAATATCCCAGATGTTTTAAAATTAAAGGATCGTGGATATTCGTTTCATAAAGCTGGTGATTTCTTAGATATTGGTAGATTGAGTTTTTATCATGGGCATTTATATGGAGGAATGCATCATTGCGCGAATCACTTAAGAAGGTATGGAAAAAATGTAATATACGGCCATTGGCACGATATACAGACATATACTTCGACCTCGGGGAATGGACCAATCACAGCTTGGAGCATTGGCTGTTTAAAAGAGATGTCAGGAGAATCGGTAGCATTTACAAAGGGGCGTCCGATTAATTGGTGCCACGCATTTGCAATTGTAGACTATGTTGGGAGAAATGACTTTTTTGTCAACGTTGTCGAAATTAAAAACGGGAGAACGGTCATACTGGGAGAGGTTATACAGTCTTAAGATGTTAGGAGCTACGTATGAATCCGTTAGATATATTAGAAAAATTTGGTATTCCAGTATCAGTCGCTATGGCATTCGGCTTTTTTATATGGAAACAGAATAAGTATATACAAGATGACCTTACTAAGGATATATCAAGTAGATTTAGTAGATTAGAGGGTATAATAATAAAATTGATAGATCAACAAAAAAAGATCCAGATAGAGCAAAAAGGTATAGACAAGTCATATAAATCTTTAGTCGATATAATAGTAAAATTAATGAAGGAAAAAGATGCCTAAGCAACTTAAAGAACTAACGAAATTTATGCATGGCACTGTTAGTGCCCCTTCTGGGACAGATATTCCTGAAGAAGCTGCTACATATTCTAAAAATCTTGATCCTGTTACAGAGACTGGTAAATTGAAAGGCGTCCCTGACCATGTTAAGACAAAATTACTCTCTGAGGGAATGCGAAAAGATATTCGTTATTGGACTACTCCTCCTACAGGTGCTAATGGTAATCATGGAACTCCAAAAGAATTAGTCTCTGGAGATATAATTACAATAACTGTATCAGCAGGAGACTATACTGCATCTACAGCTCCTATTACATATGCTACTAGCAATAATGACACTTGGGATTTAATATTTCAACAATTTTCAACTGGAGCTATTGTTTTTGAATTACTTGCGGAAGAAGAGGATAATGCAGGTGTCTACCAAATAGATTCAGATAATTCCGCTCATGAAGCGATCGAGTCTGGATTTGATGATATATTGGCTGTAGTTACTCCTTTAACGGGCGGGACTCCACCAACTACTGCAGATGACTATCCTATTATTAATGGATTATTATTTGAAGGCAAAGCAGAACATAGCGAACTTATAGTAACATTTACTACTACTCAAGTATCGACAGATGACCTTACCGTTAATACGTTAGGTGATAATGGTGATGAATATACCTCCTTCTTAGAAATCGCTGCTAATGAATTTGAATTTTTAAGAGATGGTGGTAAGGATTCTTTAGTATTTTATGATAAAGAAGATAATAATAGCATGAAAATACTAGATGATTTTTATGGCACCCAAGGTATAATTGAAGGTTATTCTACAGATGCAGCTACTTCTGGCACTGCAGCAGCATCAGAAGCCTCACAGGATATAGTCCCGTTTAATCTAGCTAATGTTGATGATGTTAGCATAGAATCGTATTATAATGCATTATACTTAGGCCCATCAGCTGCCAATAAAGCTAAGTGGATGGGTAATCTAGATAATAAGCAAATGGGCCAGGTTAATAAAGGATTTGATCTGTTGGATGCAGAATTATACCCAGTAGATGGTCCAAATGGGGCAGCTTCATTAGATAGAGGTTGTGAGTTTTGGAGTGGTGTTAATCAAGTGAATACATCATATTGGATTGGGATTAATAGTTCATCTTTTTCTTTATTTACTGTCGATAAAACTACTGGGGAGATAGTTGCGAGTGATGAACAGTTACCTATTAGGCCTACAGTCATTACCTTAGGCAAAGTAGCAGTAGGTGGAGTATGGAATAATATCTATATAGCTAATGCGGAGAGTGACACTATTTATCGTATTGAAGGATTAGTTGTTGATGGGAGCACTGGACAGGTCACATGGACAAGTATATCAAGAATATCCATGTCATTTGGTACTGACGGAACTCATAATAAACCAAGCGCATCTATTCTTGTTGATTTATTAGAGACTTATGATAGCACTGCTAATGCCGTCCCTTCCAATGTATTATGGGGATTATTCGCTGCAGTTGGCGATGATTCTTTAACACATGAAGAAAGTTATTTATTTAGTTGCGCTACTGAAGCATCTGGTACAAATACTGATTATATTAATACTACAACTGCAGGCGCTGATGATTCTGCAATGTGGCGAGATAGAAGTATTGCTTCTCCTTTAGCAACTAAAAGACATGGTTGGAACTGGTATGATATTGGGTCGGATGGGGCAAATCGTGGAATTGATTTTACTGCAGAAACTAGATATATTTCAAATCGTGGGTCTAACCAAAGAAGGAAAATGCGATTCTATTATCATCATCCTGCTGACGAATCAAATGCTACGAATTTTGAAGATACATCTACTTATAGTAAACCAGAAGACGGCTATGCCCAAGTAAAATATGTCTATGATGATTTAACAAGAGCAAGAAAAGAACCTAGTGCTTCTGCCGAAGGAAATCCTACTCACGGCTATCCTTCCGATTCACATAAAAAAACAAATAAGGATAATTGTTATGGAGGGGAAGCCATTGGATGGGCTGAAGGGCTAGAAGTAAGACCATTAAGGCTTATTGATATGACTTATCATAATGTCGATAGAGATATGGGTGATGCGAATAATAGGGTACATTCTGTTGGGGTAGCTGCTGTGATTAATGGAACATTTATAACATATGGTGGACGAATATGCCATTATCACAAGATTAAGGGGTCAGCTGGGTTATCTCATCAATATAATTATACGTTACATGAATCTGCGAAAAAAGAAGTTTTTAATGGGCTCAGTCTTATATATAGCAATACATCTCATTATGGATATAAACATCTATATACTAAAGGTGGGATAAGCGATGATCCAAGTACAGGCACGTCTGGTGTGCGCATAGGAAATGCTGCTGCTACAGTAGATAGTAAAGGTGTTCGTGGTTGCTGTTGGAGTAAAGAGAGAAAGATAGGTGTTTTAAATTTAGCGGCCAATACAGCTGGTCCAGATCCAGATGGAGTGCCTATTCTGGACAATATTAATAAATTATATGATGTAAATAATGTTGGCACTGATATGACAGAAAGTGATAGTAACGAGACTTTTGTCCTTTCTTATGCGGGATCCGAACCTGGTAGGGCTTATTTAGCGGCTTTTGATTTCGGGGTTACGTTAACTCCATTTTCTGCAGAAAGAGGCCCAGTATCAAAATTAGAATATAAAGGGGCCAACTATCAACCTGCTAGTAGTGAATCTCAAAGCCCTATGGGAGGATTAGTACATCCACCTAATGATGATTTATTATTTCAAGGGTCTATTTTATTAAATAAAGAGGTAGATTCGACATATCATGATTTTTTAATTTCACCTACTGCAGGTCAATATCAAAATGCAACTGTACGATTAACTCCAGGAAGTGGCCTTTGGTCAAGTCCTGTTGCCCAAGATTCTCCAGATACATTAAATATATTAAATGATGATAGTAAAGCAGATTTTGGCATTAATATTGCAGCAGGTGAGTCTGACGCAGAAGGAAGCTTTACAAGTGGAGTCTATTATTATTATAAAGTATCATTAATGTATGATGGCTTTCAAGAATCTCCTATGACTATATATGCGGATAAATATAAGGCTACCTCTCAATTAAAATCACTAGTGCTTACCGTTTATATGAAGAGACCTGTTTCGAAAAGATGTACGCATATTGTAATATATCGACGTAATGGTAGTGATGAATTTTATAAAATGGTTAAAGAAATTTCTTTAAAAAGTGCTTGGCTTGAAGTAAAAAATCAAAGTAATACGGTTGAGGCGTACAAAAAAAGTATAGTCGATTTAGGCCATGTTGGAGCTACCTATGAGGCTATTACGGGAATGCCTGAATTGCTTAGACAAACCTCTGTTAATTATACGCTGTCTACTCAAGGAGATGGCTGTCTTATTGTAGCAAATTGCAATCACCCAGAAATTGAAAATGGCGAAAACTTTATATTTAAATCTCAGCCAGGTAATTTATCGGTATTTAATTGGGCTCAAGACTATGTTATTATGCCGCAAGTACCTAAAGCTATAAGGGTTTTTGGAGGCAAATTATTTGTATTCGATAGTAATAATATGCATAAGGTTAATATAGGAACCCTGTCAGTCGAGGATACCTATGAGGGCATTAGCTGTTCTTCAGAAAACTCTATTAAAGTAACTGATTTAGGCATGTTTTTTTGTGATTTAAATAATATGTATCAACATACTGGGAGTTATGCTAAACCTATAGGCGATCCAATCTTGCAGAGTTCTGAAGGGACTAATGCTTATGCTTGGCATGATATCAATCATGATACGCCTCCACAAGTAGGATATAACCCTAAGACAACATCTGTATATTTCTTCTTTAATCATAAACCTGTATCAGGTGACAATATATATATGGCTTGGGTATACAATATAAGGTTAAAGCGTTGGGATTTAATGGATACGCCTAAGCCTTTAGCTGTTGTTTCAGGGCCTTTAAATGAATTACTTGTATCTGATGGCACTAATCTATGGAAAATAAACGCCAGTAATGCTCAAAAAGCTTGGTCTTTTTATTCTAAGGATATAACTCTTGGAAGCGTAACTCAAAAGAAAAAGGTCAAAACTATTAAAATTGAAGCAGATGATATTGCCAAGCTTAATGGTAAAGTCTCTTTAGAAGTTGATGATGCATCTGGAACATTTGATACAGACTACTCAGGCACAAAAGATAATGCATTCCTAATGAGTCCTACAGGCGACAGCAAGAAGCTTAAAAAGATGGCCGTTACGCTCACTGACGTAACGACAGAAGTAGATGCTATTGGAATTGTTTATAGACCACTAAAAGTAAAATAATGGCGAATAGTAAAAAAAGAGTACAAACTGTCAAGGATCCTGAGTTAAATAGGATCATTGCCGATATATATAAAGAAATTAATTCTATTAATGATAGCGTTAATCACCCCAGTTTAACGCATAGACTTTCCCCTTTTGCAGGCAATCAAGGGGATATTAAATTATATGAAGATGCTGCAGTTGATGGCGGAACAAGTTATTTCTTGCAAGGTAAATTTAAAGATGGTTGGGCAGCTGTTAATCTCAGCTTGCAAAGTTCTGACCCTGTCACAGCTACCGTTGCCTCTACAGACCCTAATGATATTGGGGGCATATCAATTAATCAAGCTAAAGAGTTAGTCAATTTTACCAATTTAAATGCTAATAACAGTGTTGGTGAGGATGCTACTCAAGTTCCATTTGGGAGTCACCAGCATGACCATGCTGATTTAACTGCTAATATTGGTACCGCAACTCATGATCAAATAGACGCTCATTTAGATTTAGGGCCCTCTACTATTGGAAGTGCTGAGCCAGAAATACATGCTATAAGTGGCAATTTAACAGGTGGTGATATAGGGCTTACTCAAGCACATGGATCGGTGTCTACATGGGCTAGAACAGATCATAAACATGCTATAGATCAAGGTATTGTTCCTACTTGGACAGGTGCTCATCAATTTGATGCAGTAACTACCCATCATGCTAATGTAATTATTGGTGAGACTGGAAATTTAGCCTCTTTAACTATTAACAATACTGGAGGCACTGCGTTAACTGTCACTGGGGAAATGGATCTTAGCGGCGCTTTGAATATTGTATATTCAGAGGCTAATAGTAATGACTTAACAGTTTCAGGTTGGTTACAAGTAGATGAAGACGCAACAATAGGCCAGACTGTTATCCTTAATGATAGTGTTACTGACAACCCCGCAACTTACACTACTACAATTAAGGGAGATGCACATCTTCAGGGTACTAATATTATTGGTAGTATAGGTGATGTTACTAGAACTGCGACGATACATGGCGAAACGTTTATTAATGCCAATACTACTATAGAGTCAGATCAAGCAGGCCATGCTTTAATCCTTAATAAGGCATTAGGCGAGGATGAATCTCACATAAAGATGTATGCTGGCGACGCTAATGTTGAAAAATATGTTTCGCTCGAAACAGGCATGACAGGTAACCTTAATATTACAGCAAAAGGAAATATACAATTATATCCAAACGATGATATCGCAAATGGAGCTATGTTAGAAGGAGCTGTACTACCTAAAGGTACTAGAATAGCTGATTTAGGCGCTTTTAATAGAATGTGGAGGACAGGATACTTTGCTGAATTATATGTTGAGACTTTAGTTGCTCAGGACGTATTAGCTACTATCGGCGGGCGTATTATGGTGGCTCCTACTAGCATTGTTGAAGAGACCATAAGCTATACTAGCACTACCCTGAAATTAAAGCATAATAACTTTTTCCCTGGTGATTACGCAATGTTTAAAGCAGCACCTGCAGGTTTACCTTGTTTTGAGGTTATGCAGATTACAGAGGGCCCAACATATACTGAAATAGGTAATATTGTTAGTATTCTAGAGTTAGAAGATTATACGATTCATCAAGAAGGACAAGCTGGGTCAATGCGTAATGAGTATGCAGAGCGTAATTTAAAGATTTTAGTAACATTAGATGATGACCACGATCTTGATGATGGTGATTTTGTAGTA